CGACGCCGTTATCGCAAGCGATTAATGGTTGCTTGGATAGTGGCGATTTTGCTCGATTGTGCGACCTCAAACCCGTCTACGACGATATTTCTGTCGGAGACGCTATCAATGTGCGACAGGCTCTTGGCTTCTTTCAGAAGCTTGAACCCCTAGACATTGGTGTGGATAAGGAGGCGGAAGCCTACCTTAAATTTGAGGCAGCTGAGGTCCAGTGCCGTGAGACGAACATTTGCCTTGCAAGCCACTTGCCCGCGCCATTATCCAACGGTGCGAGCATTGAGTCTGTTTTGTTGACAGCTCAACGAAGAATAAGTGACTTGCTAGGTGATGTTCCGTCTTATGGACAGCTGGACTTTTGCTTTGGTCCTGGTGCAAACACAACGGTCAAAGCCGATTCCTCGTCACCCCGCTTTAAGCTGGGCGCGAGGTTAGCTTGTAGCTCTGAACTGCTGAACAGCGTTTCATCGCTGCTCGCAACAAGCCCGGATTGGGCTATGTTGCATGCCTCTGATCATATTGTGTCATTTTGCGACCTCTCTAGTTTGAGGAAGCTTGATGGCTGTGATCAGAACGAGGACAGCTCCTTATGGGAAATTGAGGAAGTTTTTCAGTTTCCCGTTGAAGTGGAAATCGATTCTGGCAATTTGCAGTTCGTCCCGAAGAACGCAAAGACGTACAGGTCTATTGTTGTTGAACCTGTGCTGAATTCCTATGCCCAAAAGGGCGTCGGAAACTACCTTAAGGGTAGATTGCGAAAGTTCGGCGTCGATCTTAGTGACCAGTCGAGAAATCAACGGCTGGCCATGAAAGGATCGATGGGCGCAAATCTTGCAACCGTCGATCTTAGCTCGGCCTCGGATACTATCTCGAAAGAGGTAGTTGCTTCTCTGCTCCCCTTAGATTGGTTTTCTTTCCTGTCGCGTTTCCGCACAGGCAAGGTTACCTATCGTGGAGAAACCTATACTCTTGATAAGTTTTCGAGTATGGGTAACGCATTCACATTTGAGCTAGAGTCCCTTATCTTTTGGGGAATAAGCAAAGGTGTGTGTGCGTATCTCGGGATTCGTGATTCTGACGTCTCTGTTTACGGAGACGACATTATCATACCGTCGGAAGCTTTAGCACTTCTGACGGCAACGTTTACCTATTTGGGCTTTACTATTAACTCTGAGAAGAGTTATAGCTCAGGTAGGTTCCGTGAATCTTGTGGAGCGGATTGGCTTTCGGGCTTTGACATTCGTCCGTTTTACCAGAAGACCTTGGTAAGCGGCGAGACACTCTTCACTTTGCATAACTTCTACATGCGCCGCTTTGAGTGGCAAAATGCTGAGGCTGTAAAGCGTTTAATTCATCCTTCTCTCCTTTTATTTGGTCCTGATGGTTTTGGAGATGGCCACCTTATAGGTGACTATACCCCGAATCTCAGTCCCAAGTTGAAGCTGCGTGGATGGGTAGGGTGTACATTTGAAACCTTTTCCAGGAAACGCCGCCTGCGATTCAAAAAATCGCGTGGCGACCGCGTTTTGCCTGGTTACACGATCTATCGTCGGGGTCCGGAGGCTCTTCAGCCTTCGAACCCCTATGTAGTTCGTGGATCTAAAGGTTACAAACGGTTGTCAATCTACACGCTTCGCCAGGGGATCTTTTATTAGATCCTTTTAAACCTGGTTTTAGATGACTCCTAAGTAGGAGTTCGCGTGCAAATCGCGTGGAG